ATATAATGATATCTTTGTATGGCGCTGTGCTGTGCCGCCGCCAATTGCTGCTGCAATGTAGATTTAATCGCGGAAATATACCAGCAGTACCCAGTTGGTATTGGTACACACCAGCTAATGGGAAGAAATCTGCTGGATTACGATTGAGGTTGCAGTGATCTACATCATAATGCTGTGATACATCACTGACTTTTTCATAATTTTCCGGATGACGGATAAAGTCCTGTTGAAATTCTAAATATTCACTGAAATGATCGAATTGGTGATCCCAGACCACCGTCTGTGCCACATTCACAGTCTCTGAGTCCAGTGGCACTATCACACTATATAACCAATTGGGATCTGCACCCGGGTGCGGCTCGTCTATATGCATACTATGTGGTATATATTGGCGCTGATATGCCACCCAGAAATTCACAGTGGGTGGTATCACTGTGTGTATCATTCGGGCCATTTTGAGCCAGGCTGCATCGCCCGGCCGCAACTGGCGGCGATGATCCTTTACATCCCAATTATCTATACCCCATTTGAGTTTGACGTCGCTGGGTGTGGCTGATATGGTTTCATATTCGCCCTGATCAAAATATCTCTGCCAGTCCTCGCGGAACCAGGCAATATCTTCAGCAGTGACAAAATTATGCAGTGTTTTGACGGTGTCGGGCTTGCTCATAACTTCGTTGAATGATTGGGTTCCAATATCTGCCATCCCAGGCACCATGTACAATGATATGATAGCGATCTTGATCGCTATCGTTGTATACCACATGTTGATAATGATTATTAAACATCATGACACTGCCAGTATTTTTAAATGGAACTACGCCCAATTCAGTGACCATCTGACAGCCTGGAGGGTTGTTTAAACTAATATTGGTGGCTGCACCGAGATTGCTGGTCATATTATCGCTGTGTGGCGCAATATAACCGCCGGGCTCCAATAGCATAAAACGTAGTCGGTGATAGAATTGAAATGGAAATTTATTCTGAAAATAGTCGGCGGTTACCGGGCAGAGATCGGCGATTTCAGTCCATCTATAGGGTGCTGTGTCATGGTCGTAACCATACATGTTGGGTGCATCTGTTTTTTCAGCGTCAATGCCATGTATACAGAGGCTCAGCCATCCTTGACCGTCTCCCTCACGATGTCTGACAAAACGATCGCGCACGTTGCGAGCTTCGGCCAACATTTCAGCTGCCGGCAGCTCGATATCCATTGCAAGATATGGCGCATGGCTATTACGAAAAATCCATTCCGATTGCTGCCATACATCGCCCTGGGGAGGTTCTGGATAGACAAACGTGTTGTTTTGATTTTGGTCTACAAATTTTCTGACTGCATCAAATTGATTCATCTCTTGCCCTGATGAAAGAGTTCTCGTTCAGTGATTACGCGAAATTTGATTTGATGAGCTGCACAATAGGCTCTTGCCGCTTGCCATTTGCATGCGTTGAGTATAGCATGTGCCTGAGCATGTTTGCTCCGCCCGGCTTCCTGCAGGCTGGTTTCCTTGCTGGGCTTTATCTCCCACATTTCTGCTTGATTCTGGCCATTGGCATCTTGAAATACTACAAAAAAATCCGGTACATATATGGTATTACGATTGGTGAATGGATTACGGTAGGGAATATGTATGGCTTCATTGGCCCACTGGAGAATGGCTGGATTATTATCACACATCCGCATTACCACATGCTCCCACGAACTTCGATAGTGTGGTACTTTTTTACCTATGTATTTGCCGGGGTTCAACAATTGATAAAACCCATTTGCGTATTTGCTCATGGCAGTATGGCTCTTTGAATATATTTATTTATCACTGGTTGAGTATTTACACCGAGATAGCTGGTTCCGATTCTATTTAAATTTAGAAACATGGCCACGTATTTGTCCAATTGACCCTGTGGCAGGGACGAAAACTTTGCCAGTAGGCTCATGGGGTCAATATTTTGAGCCCGGGCTGTGTATATAACCGACGCTGTAATGGCTGCGGCTGCCGATTTATTTCCACCGGTATACTGTTCAAAATAGGCTGCAACGGCGTCATTACGATCGCCAGAAGTGGTGGGATTGGAAATATAATAATTGTTAAAATAATTCCCTGGGTTGGTGACACTGTTATTGTTTATAGTACCAAAGTTATTTACTGTGCTCATGATATCCCAGTGTTAAAATGCCGTGCTGGATTGTGTATATCCGGGGTCAACCGGAGACCCTTGCTCTACTGCTGGAGCGACGTTGGTGGTATAATCAGTGGTATCACTGCCGTATGCCAGGGCGTACTGGGCCTTGATTCGCAATGCTGCCTGGTCTGGCGTTTCATTTACGAATGGGCTGCTGGCAGTAGCTGGCAAGTCAGTTGGCGATAATGCTCCCGGTATAGATACTGGAAAGCTGGTGGCTACTCCATCGCCATTGCTGGTCACCGCACCCGACGGGATCGATGTGGCTGAGTTTGGCCCATTAGGTGCCAGGGCTGCGGTATTCATATTACCAATACCACTGGCATAGAAAGTTGCTGGACTACCATTGGGGCCGGCAGCATATTGGGAGTTTTGCGGAGCCAATTGAGTTGGGCCAGATCGACCACTAAACAATGCCGTCACCCCGCCCAGTATACCACCACCAGCCAATAGCGAACCGGGATTATTGACCGATCCGCCAATGGATGGTATCTGTATGCGTGCCAGTGGGTTATTACCATTCAGCGAATTTTGTGCCATGTTGTTTAATTCAGTGATGCCCATCTGACCAAGGTTTGTGCCTTTGAAATTTTTTGCTGTCTGAAATGCCACCTGTGCGGCGCCAAATAGGTTACCTTGCCCCAGTAGGTCTATGGCAGTACTGGTGGAATCCGCCAGTCCACCTATGCCAAATAGACTTTGTGTGCCACCGCCCTGAACTGTCAGTGGGCTGGGATCTTTGTCGTAGTGCAGTGTGCCAAATCCACCATTGATGGTGGCTCCTGGTACCACCTGGCCAGAACCATACATTACTGCTTCGTATGCCACTGTCATCTGTGCTTCCAGTGTGTTGGTGGTTTCGCCGGAGGCGGGGTCACCAAACTTGAATCCAGTGATAGTGGGGTTCATCAGTACATATTCAGAAAATTGTTTCTGATGAAAACAGTAGATGGTAATGGCATTGATGACTCGGTCCGGTGACCCAGTGGGAGGTGTCACCCGCGGAGTATAACCCCAGTTCTGATATTGCCGTTGTGCATATTTGGTATTTTGTGTAAAATCATTGGCCTGGTGGTCACTGTCGCGGTAATAGTAGTGATAGTAATTGAACCAGAAATTTCTTATGACGTCTGCACTGTCGTCGTGAAAAGTAATGGACAAGGGATCGTATTTAATCTTGCTCTGTACTATATTAACGCGGTTGTAGGCATTGTACGTTTTGTTTTCCACCGTAAACTTGGGCAACTGTGCAGCTTTGACCAACATGCCAGCTTCCATGATATTGGTATTAGATAGGAAACGTTCCTGTATTTGCGGATTAATATCAAAGCTGACGTGGTAGAGAAAACCATACTTGGGACTGAGGCGGAAATTATCCGATACTATCAGTTGGCTGGCATGTTGCCAGGATTTTTGGAACGTGCGACCATTGCCAAAACCCAGACCCTGGATGGCTCCTTGTATAAATTGCTGTCCAAATGATGGGGCTGAGGCCACTAAATATTCTCCGTATATGGTATTTAGTCATGAAAAAACCCGGTCCATAAACCGGGTTTAATTTTACTGCACCAGTCGTTAACCAGTGATGGCGCCAACAATAGTTCTGGCTGCAGCCGTGCCCAATGCAACACCAATACCATTTTCTGGAGTGCCCTGACCGTTGGTCTGAAGAGCATTGTCAAATTTGATAGTCAGTGCGATAGAGGCCGGATCATTGGTGTTATAGTTCATATCACCGTAATCTACCTGGCTGATAAAGCAACCATAGATTTCCCAGGTTTCCAATACTGTGGGTGTTGTGGCACCGTTACCACCATCCAACAATTCATAATGAACCTGGAATTTGTAATCGATACCCGATGCAGCAGAGGCCTGTTCCATAAAATCATATTGCTTCTGCATCTGCTCACCCACCAGCTTGGCCACATTATTACCAGCATCATCACGCAGATTGATGGTAATATCTTGCCATTCTGGTTTGCCCAACAGCTTGACCTTACTGTTATAGACGTCAATGGTAATATCACCAAATTGCACCGACGGACGTTTGATATCCATGATGTTCTTGGTCAATTCAATCACGTTAGTGCTGACACCAAAATTTAAAAAATTGGTACGAAAACGGTATTTTAATTTGGGCATCAACAGGCCCTGGTTGCTGGCACTTTGATTGCTAGCAAGCGGGACTGTCATTTTAGTTAGGGATGCAACTGCCATATAATCTCTCCTGTTATACTTATTTATCTAAATGATCATTTAGCATTGTTGCCCAAACTACCACCGGCTATTGAACCAGGGTTCAACAAACGAATTGGTATGTAGACAAATTCAACATCTTTCATTGGTTCAATTGCAATGTCCACATATAGTTCATTGCGAGCAATGCGATCTGGCGTGTTATTGCTGGTGTCACAAACTACTAGATAGTCGTAAATACCGCGCTTGCTGACCAGGTCGTTCAATGAACTTTCAATGATAGCTTTTAGTTGGTCACGTGTGATCTTGTCGTTGGGTTCAAACAGGAACCCATTGCCGGACTTGGCTAGTACCGTACGGATATAGTTGGTCAAACGTGCCACATTCACGCGATCCAGTGAACTGCTGACTGGATTACGGGTTTTCTGTCCCCATACTACGATACCAATTCCAGGAAATATTGTCACTGGATTGATATTCAAGCTGTAGAGACTGTCACGGAGATTATTACTGACACCAGTGCGCATAAACTCACCGCTGGTGGCATCAACATATCCGATATCTGTGGCGTTGTCAACCAAACCACGTCGAGTGCCGGCCGGAGCGAACCATGGATAGGCCAAGCTATCATTGTGTAGATATGTACGCAGGGCCATGTGGCTTGCTGGCACCACAATGGTGTTGCCTTGCACATCGTTGGTCAAGCCATGTGGCCAGTATACAGCCAAATATGGATCAGCAGTCGCCAGTCCGTTGCCATTGGTATCGTTACTCCAATTGGTCAGGTTGACAACATTGCTATCCAATGTCATTGGCGTATCACCAATAACGAAAGCTGTGTTAGCACGATCATTATTCAATGCAACCATATTCGCAATGACTTCGGGATAGCCCGGAGCTGCAATTAGGTTGAACTGGAATTGCTCTTCACGTATCTGTGTGTTGCTGTCAACTGCACTCTTCATTGCCGCAGCAATCATTGCACGTTGAGCATAATGGCCGGCGTACATGCTGCCGTCATTCTGCAAACCACTGGCAGTTACCCACGAACCTGGCACTAATGTTGACCAGTATGTGGTACCGGATGTTGGAAGTACACCAGTTGACGCAGCTATTGCCACATAAATTGTTGTGCCGTATACTACGTGAGCACCAACTGCATATGTAGTGCTGGTATTATATGTCGACAGTGTCAATCCATAGCTAGCATAGTTAAAATACTGGCTAACATAACGTTTGACATTGTAACCACTGCGGCGCATGTTCCACAGCAACATACCACGTGGGTATAGCAATGGATTAGGTGCATCAAGGTCAGTGTAATCACTGCTCAACATAGTGCTGACTGCCGGCAAAGTTCCAGCTACTGGATCAGTGGTACCGGATCCGTCCCACCGTGCGTCGGCAAAAAGAATACCGTTCTGGCTAATGGCGTCGGCCTTGTTGATTGAAATCCAGCTGGAACCGTTATAGCGGTACAGGCTGGGATAATTTTCTAGATTACTGCTGTCCAACCACAGATCACCAGCCACTAGACTGGAATTATCCGATTGCACAGTTGGAGCCACACCGGCACTTACTATGACGCCCAGTGGGTCAGTGTTGGTCAAATTATAACCACGTGCGTCGGCGCTCAAATTGGCATAGCCTCTCCACTTGGATCCGTCATTGATCATGATGTCAATGGTAGTGGCGTCGCTATAGTACCACAGTGTTCCATCCGCTGGATTTGCATATGGTTCAGTCAAACTGTAGGTGTATGATAGTGATGTAAATCCACTGATTACACGCGATGTTCCCAGCACTTCAACGTTGGTGACCCCGCTGACAAACCCGGCTATTGTGGGAATGTCTTGTTGTCCGGCAACTGGTGTCAATATGATATTACCACCGGCTAGGTGCGTCATACTAATGCTGCCATCACTTTCCACTGCGGCAGTAACATAGGGGATGCTCTGTGCCAGTATCGCCGAAACAAAAGCCGAAGCATTGGTTCCATTGACTGTTACAGTATAAGTGGTGTAACTGGCAGTACCAGGGGCTGTTGCCAGTAGTGTAAAATAGTTTGCTGTTGTAAATGCACTGGTAGGTGCGGTGGCTGCTTTGGCCTTTACAGCACCATATACTGTACGTACACGGGGACGGAACCCGCCCATGTTGAAAGAACTAGTACTGGTAAAGTTAGGATCTTGAGTGACAATTACTGTGCCTACCCCAATGTTGCTACCACCAGCCACTGGATCTATGCCATAGATTGCTGATCCAATACCTTTGTATGCTGTCACTGCCTGTGTGGTCCAGGTGTCAGTCAATGCATTGTATTTCTGAAATACAAAATTGCTGCCGCTGCCTAGGGTACCGGTTTTTAGCCATACTGCGCCACTGGGTGCAGTATACAGTCCAGTGGTGTTCCACTGTGGTACTGAAGCATAATTGCCGTAGACAACACCGCTTACTGGATTACCCAGTGTCAATGTTGTAGTCGTAGTAGTAGGCGATACCATCAATCCTAGATCATAAACCAATGTACCGCTGACACCTTTGGTGATGGTAATCTTGCCGTCAGCCGTCGAGCCATTGCTAGCTGACAATTTGGTGGCGTAGATATACAGTTGATTGTTAACTGCTCGTGCAGTGACACCGGCTATTGCGGCAGTGTTGATGGCAGTAACCATTGACGCCACTGATGTTCCGCTCAAGGTAATGGTTGTTCCGTTTATGATGATGGTTTGTCCACTGGTCAGTGTAGGATTCACTGCTGAACCAGTAACTGCTGGCCAGGCATTCTGCCAACCTGTGGATCCAATTGGAAACCAAGTATTATCATAACGCTTGTAGAAAATTCTGTTGGCAGTAGTTGTGGCCACAACAGCATAGCTGCCAATTTGACCAATGCTACTCAATGGGGTTGGTTCATTAGTCAGTAGGCTGTCGTAACTTACTGGAGTGGTGTTGGCACTGCTGGTAATGATGATGGGAGTCTGCTGGGTAAAGCTCTGTGTGGCTGCTGACCACTCAAAAATACCCCAGGTGGTGTCTGCTAGATCAAACCAGTAAGTGCCGTCAGCAACCTTACCAGTGGGACGTATAGAAGTACCAACCAATTGGTTCAAGTCAACATCGGCCCGAATAGCATAAATCTGATTACCCAGGCCCAGGGCCGAATAAGCAGCCATCAACCCATATTCATTTCGTTCGTCACCATTGATGGCGGTACCAGCAGATGTTTGCTGAAATGTGGGATAACCCAGGGCTGCAATTAGATCACGCTGACTACCAAAAACTTGTAGTACGCCGGCATTGGCGGCGCTGGTGCCGCTGCAATATGAACCATTGGCTGTTTTGTCCTGTGCTGTCGCCAAGACAACCAATGGTACGGTACCAACGGCTGATGATATATACTGGCTTTCGTCAGTGACGGTAATTTGTACTCCGGGGGATACTAGTGCCATAGCATTATTCCTTTATAATACGTGTTGTAGATATTTATTCATATGGCGTTTTTTCTGGGTGATTGAATGCCCTTTACCAAGGTATTGCCTGATAAATACCCGATGACACATCGTAAAATATGCCCGGCCTGCAACCAACGCCCAGTTGCCATAAATTACAAGCGAGGTGACCGCACCTACTATCGCAGAGTGTGTGATGTCTGCAATCGTGCCGGAAGAAAGGACCGCCAACATACCCCCGGGTGGTATCTGGCAGGCTATAGAAAAAAGCCACAGTGCGAACGCTGTGGCTTTAAATTTCGGTTACCCCAACAATCCGGGGTATTTTATGTGGATGGAAATCTCAAAAATAACAATTGGATCAATCTTAAAACCGTATGCTTGAATTGCCAGCACGAGGTCGCGCGATCTAACCTAGGCTGGATACAGGGTCCTTTAGTACCTGATTTTTAATCTGAGTATAGAGATCATCAATGCTGCCATTGTTGTCTAGGATGGCATCAAAATCAGTGCCGATCCAGGCAGTTTCACTGATATGGATTCCCAGATCCTTCAATTGAGACTGGTGTATTGTACTTCCGTTGTTTGCCTCTAGGGCTATGTCGAACCAGGCAGGGGCAGGCCCACGACGAGTATTTACGATCATTCCGCCCACTGCTTTTATGCTGGAAATTTCATTGGGAAAACGGCAATCACTGATGACCACATTGTCAGTGGTCTTCCTCAGTTTATTTTCCAGGCTGGCAATCCATATGTCGTCATGAAACCCATGACGACATACATCAGTACCCCAATATTGAAGTATCCATCTGGGAGTGAGATTTGTGATTCCTAGTCGCTGGGCCCACCATGGGTCAACCTGTTCACGCCACTCGCGGGCCTGTTTGGTACGGCCCTCCAACAAAGTTCGATCCCATCCGAAAACCGATGCCACAGCATCTTTTAATGTGCCGGCGAAGCTTTCGCGTCTGAACCCGTGCCAATTTACAAGATAGTCTGCTACAGTGTCTTTGCCTGAACCGATCAGACCCGTGATGCCTATAATCATTTTAACACTCCTATGTAATAATTATTACATATATCGTGCAGGCTGTCAAGATTAACCGGTTACCCAGGTAAGTGGAGAACTGCCGTCCATATAACGACGCAATTGCTCTTCGAGATCAGTCATTTCTGCCAGGGCTTCTTGTTTGAGTGCATCACCATTTAGTGTGACTCCGCCCTGTGGTCCAGCAATCTGGTTAAATTTACTACGAGCTTCACCGATGATACGTTTGGCAAAACTATATGCGTATTCCTGAATCCAGGGAAAGGCATATGTATCATTTAACAGCATACTGTCAGGTTTGACATTGTATATATGCAGCATGACACTTTCGAACTGGTTACCGGGAGTAGCACCGCCAGTGGCTCCACCATAACCAAATGGCATTTTGCGTGTGAGTATCAACCGTTTGCTGACTGGATTGAAGGTGAATGCCATGTGACCACCAAACATCTTCATGGCCAGCTTTTGATAGTCTACGAACAACTCATAATTTGTTAATCCGCCTACCCGTCCGGCCACCAACATATAGGTGTTCAAATAACCACTGGAGAAGGGTTCAAATTGACTGGCAGATGTGCCGGTGACTGATCCAATACCGCGACGGTATACCTGTTTGACCAGCTGAATTTCCGGAGGTAATATATATTCCTGAGTCTCAGGTAACAGATCTAGGAAAGCATAACTTTCTTCTGTACTATTGGCTGCACGTTGGCGATATTTAACCAGTGCCTGCTTGATGGACATTTCATAATGTTCCTTGTCCAATTCCACATCCACCAGTCCGTCGCCCAGACGCATGCGTATGTAATCAGTTATCTCGGCACGTTTGTAGTCGGGGGTGGGTAATACGCTGGGATCAAATTGAATGGGGCCTGGCCCAGTGCCGGTAACTGGGTTATATAGACTCTTGACTGGTAGGCTACCAAAGGCGGTTAGATTACCATCAGTATGTGGGGTAGTAGCTGGGATGCTGAATTCTGCCATGATCTATCCTGTAGTCTGGTATTTAGCATCAGACTACAGGATATTCAGTTACTCGGCCTTCAATAGGATAATGTCGGCGTTGATACGACCAGTGAGCCGGGTATCCGTGGCACGTATCTCTTCCAGGAATTTTCGTAACTGCACTTTGGTGGCTTTGCGAAATTCCTGTAACTTCTCGTCGGGCTTGCGAAGTGTTTTACACACTGATTTCGCTTCATCAAATCCAGTGATGGTGGTACCACGGACGCCCAGAGTCCCGATATGACTGTCGGCTACATATTTGCCCAGCTTGCGGGTACGGACATTATAAATCCACAGGACCGAAGCGCCAATGATGTCCGCTGGGTTAATACTGACCAGTTTCAGTGCTTTGTCTTCTTTGGCATACTTGACTTTGGCCACCAGCTTTTCTTTGCTTACAGAACGTGGTTTCCGCAATTTCTTGGATGCTTTCTTAACGCTGCGATACTGCTCAATAGCCGCTAAACCAGCATCGAGAAATGCAATCATACGTTTGAAGTCAACTGCTCGGTAGTGGCGGTATGCTTCTGCCAACTGATCGTCCTGCTTGCTCTGTGCCAATACCAATTCTGCTCGGCGTGCTGTGATTAATGTTTCAAATTTATTGAGCTGGCTCTGTGGTACTGCCTGGGCCACTAGAAAATCGTAATGTTTCAGAGTACTTTTGCCATGCACAATGTCGTCATAATGTCCCTCAAAGACACCCAGTGTCTCGGCAGTCTTTTCATTCATGCGATCCTGAATAGTGGGGCGATACACCACCTGCTCAGGTGTCTTTACTGCGTCAACAACTTCCTCTCCGGCCAACTTGATGCTGTCCTGTATGGCCTTGTGAATATATTTAATGTGCCGATCAAACAATGGCATACCCTGGCGATGTGCCATGATCAGTCCACATGCTGTCATTGACAATGTGCGGTCTGGACTACGAATAAATGTACTGAGATCAGTTTTGGAAAGTATGTCAGTGGTCTGTACCCATTCCACTACATATTTTTTGAGGTCTTTGGCGTTGTAGTGATAGTTATAATAGTTCAAACTGCGGCGCATGTGACTGTCGAACACTGCGTCATCAAACTTTTCGGCACGCTCGGTGTCCCACAGCGGTTCAGTTCCGGTGTATTTTTCGTCAGCTGCCTGATTGCTGCGTGGAGCCTTGAGCTTTGCCTTGATTGTTTTGCCGTCAACTTTGATAGCCATGGTAGATCCCTGTGCTGAATTAATATGTACTATTATATATTAAAATGATTTATATGTCAAAGCATGAGAATCGCTGTGACCATAAACTGTTCTAAGGTATCCACAGCAGCGGTGACTGCCTGTAATTTTTCACAGTATTGGGCAGTGATTCGGCCCAGGCGACGACACTCTACGGTCATTTGATCCAGCCTACTGTACATGTCATGGACGTTATCATTCATGCGTCTGAGGTCTCTATACATCTGAGCTTGCTCATTACTGGACATCTGTGGCCAATTCCAGAAAATTTTATCATTTATGGCATTGATGCGTGTTTCCAACACAGATTGCTTGATAAAATTGATGTCATTTTGCATACACCAATTATACAGTCAGGTGATTTTTGTGTCAACCGGCAATAAATACAGTATTACCTAAGGATCTACTGTGCCTAGAATCTCATTATGGAATGATGGCCGTCATTCCAGCAACTATAAATTCATGGATCGTCGAATTTCTGAAATGTACACCATGGGTGGTACCGGAGTCATGTTGCACAAATATCTCGGACCCAGTACCTCGGGCACGCAACTGGTCACCACCGCGGCTCAGACAGCGGCTGGACCTACGCTGACTTTGGGTAATACTGCCAACATCGCGATTGGTGACGCAGTATATGGCATGGGTGTACCGGCCAATACCAATGTTATCGCCAAAGACGCCACCACCATCACTTTGAGCCAGAATACTCTTCAGGCCGTAGGTATAGATGTGACCATTGGCATTAGTGCCAATGCCACCCAACCGGCATATACCAACCAGAGTGAGAAAAATATACAAGATTTGCTATTGATGGAAAATCGTGATCGCACATATGACAGCAATGTCTATCAGATGCGTGGCATATATCAGGTCGCAGATCAGGACTTTGATCTCAGCCAATTCGGTCTATTTCTATCCTCCGGTACCCTTTTCATGACTTTTCACTACAATGATATGGTGGACATGATTGGTCGCAAGATCATGAACGGTGATGTGCTGGAATTACAGCATTTGACCGATTACGATCCGCTGAACAATGACCTACCGGCCGCACTTAAACGGTATTTTGTAGTGGGTGATTGTAGTTTTGCATCCGAAGGATTTGGCCCAACTTGGTGGCCACATACTTGGCGTGTCAAATTAAATCCACTAGTGGACAGTCAGGAATACAAAGATATTCTCAATAAAATCACAGTGGGCGGAACAACCACTACACTGGGACAACTAATGAGTACTTACAATTCCACCATTGCTGTCAATGATGCTGTAATACAACAAGCACAGGCAGATGTGCCCAAGAGTGGATATGATGTCAGCAGCATATATGTGTTTCCGTTGGAGCCAGACGGCACTGTCTCCCTAGACGGCAATGTCACTGCTGATACTGTATCCGAAGATGCCAGTGACAATGAAGATTATGCCGACACGGGTGTTGTCACGCCCGACCAAACTGTGGCAGGTTACCTGACTGGCGATGGACTGGCTCCCGATGGATTTCCAGTGGTGGCCGGTATACAATTCCCCAGCCAACCCAATGTTGGTGATTACTGCCTACGTACCGATTATTTGCCCAATCGTCTATTCCGTTGGAGTGGTGGACGCTGGGCCAAAGTTGAGGATGTGCAACGTACCGATCTAACTCTCGGTGCCAATAATCAGACTCTTCGTAATACCTTTACCTACAACCCTAACCAGTATACCACATACGATATCACTGGAAATGCAGTGGTACGTAATGAAAAACAAAGCCTATCAAACGCATTGCGACCGCGAGCAGATAATTCATGACCACACCCGACACCTCCTCATTCTTTTACGACGGCCAAATTCGTCGCTTTATAAGCCAGTTTATACGCATGGTTTCAAATTTTGAAGTGCAGTTTGGCAACAATACCCTACAGCGTGTTCCGGTCATATACGGTGACCAAAGTCGTCAAGCAGCGCAGATTTTGCGCAACAACAGCGCCAGTGCCCTGAACACTGTACCAGCCATGGCTGTGTATGTGGGAGGCTTGGCCTACGATCAATCTCGGTTGCGCGATCCCACTCTGGTGCAGACGGTAAATATTCGCGAGCGTGAATTTGATAATATCACCGGCACGTACACTCAAAATCAGGGTGATGCCTACAGTATCGAACGGTTAATGCCAGTGCCATATAAATTGACCCTAAAATTGGACGTCTGGACCAGTAATACTGAAACAAAATTTCAATTGATAGAGCAGCTGAGCCAATTGTTTAATCCGTCATTGGAAATTCAGAGTACCGACAATTATGTAGACTGGGGCAGCCTAAGTTATGCCACGCTGACTGATACCAATTGGAGCAGCCGCTCGGTGCCTGTCAGTAATGAGGAACCCATTGACATCGCCACTATGACTTTTGAATTGCCCATATGGATCAGCAGCGGCGCCAAAGTCAAGAAACTGGGTGTTATACAGTCGGTCATCAACAGTATGGACAATCTCTATAACGGACAATGGGCCAACGACGCAGCTCTGGGACTACAGGTATTGACCCCATTAGATTATGCCGTGGTATTGTCCAGCGTATCCAATACCTATCAATTGAAATTGCTGCCAGGCAATGAAGTCAGCAGCATCAGTGATGGAGTGGCCATCACCGGGCATTATGCTTGGTCAACATTGTTAAATCTTTATGGAAGATTTGTCAGTGGCAGCAGCCTCATTAGTTTTCGCCAGAGTAATGGATCCGAGCTAGTGGGCACTATCAGCAATTTCCCCAATGATCCATATACCCTGATATTCACACCATTTGCTGATACTATACCAGTAAACAC